AGAATGCTGTGATGAAGAACCACAAACTTCTTGTCGGCGTTCTTGCCCCATTCGTTAAGAACATCAAAGAACACCTCACGATTGACTTTATGACCGTCAATAAAGGCGCCGTGCTTTGCGGTGATGTGAAGAATAGAATATCCTTCCTGTGCTAGTTGTTCGGCAAAGTCAGTTTGAGAAAGCAGACCAATAATGTGCTTGGTCGCTTTAGCGCAAATCAGGATTTTATTGACAGGATTATCCTGAATGGTTTGGAGCAGATACTCACAATCCCGTTGGGCGATGTCCTCTCCCTTGACAGAGAGACGCATTTGAGAAGCAATCACTTTAGGAGGAATGATATAACCGTTCCGTACCAATTCTGGAGCAGGAACCTTGGCGATGATTTGACCGTAGATATCAAAGTCATTCATACCGGGTTTGCCGATTACGTTGCTATACTTTGGAGTGGCGGAGAAGAAGAAGCAACGTTGTGCTTCTGCGCTAAAATACTCTACCGCAGGGAAGAAATCACGACGCACAGAATTGTGTGCCTCGTCGAAGTAAATGGTATCTACGGAGATATCTGCCCGCTGAAGTTGATGAAGAGAGTTGTAGGTGGTGAAGATAAGTTTGTGACCCGAAATGTTCTCGTGCCAAGCGCGGATTATGTTGGGTTTGGTAGAAGAATAGTGATGCGTCTCTCCCGTGTGAATATGAAGCACAGAAGCGTTGGTGATAAACTCCAGATACTCGCTGGAGAGTTGTTCTGCCAGAAGAATGCGGGGAGAAACAACAACAATTGTCTTTGGGATGTTAGACTGGAATTGACGAACGGCATCAAAGATACCCACGTTAGTTTTTCCCCCGCCGGTTGGAAATACGCAGATACCTTTAGAATGCTGTGAGAGAGCATCCAGAGCAGTTTGTTGGTGAGGACGGAGTTGGATCACGGGTCTCATTTCGTATGAATACATAATACCCCCTCTGCGGGGAAACCACAAGAGGGGGTTGTGCCAGTTCCTTGAGTGTCCTTAAGGGCTTAGAGTCTCATCTTCAACGGGGACAAAGGTAGTCTACAGGGTTTTTAGAATAATGTCAAGCTTGTGGATCCAACTCCAGTAACGGTAAATGTTAATATATTTCCGGATACTGTAATCTTGACGGGATTAGTAACTCCAATACCACTTGTAAATCCATTTTGGGATGTTGTGACACCAGTAATACGAGCATCTCCAACGACATGAAGTTTTGATGTTGGATTTGTGGTTCCTATACCAATATTTCCATTAAACTCACTATTTCCGACCACATAAAGATTGGTGTTATCATTTACAATAGTTGTGGTTCCAATACCAACAGAAGATACTATAATATCAGGCGATCCAGTAAGGTTGTATGCTCCATAAGCAGTTGTTGCTGTCCCAGTTACATTTCCGGTCACATTTCCAGTTAGAGGACCAACAAAACCTAAAGTAGAAGTTATAATACCAGTATTATTGATGTTCGCACTTGTTATACTTGCTGACTGAATATTTCCAGAAGCCCTGATACTAGATTTAGTGATTGAAACTCCTTCGCCAAATACTGGGTCTCCGCCAACAAAGAACTCATAAGAATTACTTGAAATAGTACTCGTAGAAATACCCAATCTAGAAAGAGTTGTAATTCCAAGATTTCCAATTAAAGAACCATTAAATGTTATATTTCCATTAACATACAAACTTTGATTAACATCCAGATTATTATTAATTGTTGCAATTCCAGTAATATAAGATGTTCCCACAACATAAAGTTTTGATGATGGGTTAGTAATACCTAATCCTAGATTTCCACCATAAGTGAGAGACATTAATGGACTTGATGAACTTTGTCCATAAATCCAATTAAAATCACCGGTTCCTAATCCTGCCGAACCATAATCAAGATAATGGTTGACATTTTCGGCATTAGAATTTATAATGTCAAGAGAATTTCTAGTACTATATGGGTATAAATTATCGGCATTTCCTGTTCTTATTTCTGCACTTCTTCCAATACCGATACTTGCAACATTATTACTACTAATTACTCTGATTGATGAAATACCAGTCTTATTAACTTCTATGTCTGCTTCTGGTGCCGTGGCAGTTCCTACTTTAATTTTACCAGTGACATAAAGAGTATCTGTTACTGTTGCAATTCCTGTTGAGGTAAATCCACTATTTACAGAAGTAATTGATATTCTTGCCGAAGAAGGAAGTGTTAGTGCCGTTGATGCTATTCCGGTTACATTTCCGGTAAGATTTCCAATTAAAGGTCCACTAAATGAGGTTGCAGTAACAATACCACCACTAATTGTGACACCGGTTCCTACTTTAAGTGTGGAGAAAGTTGAAATGCCGGTTGAGTTTATGTCTCCACTTACATTTCCAATAAAACTATTAGAACTTACTATACCATCAGTAATTGTAACCCCAGTTCCTACTTCAATTGTAGTGAATGTAGAAATGCCAGTTGAGTATATGTCTCCTATTACACTTCCGGTTAAAATTCCAGAAAAACTTGGAGAAGTTATAATTCCAGTTGTATTTACATTTCCGGTGATGGCATCGACCGAAAATCCATTTCCGGTAAGAGGATTTTGTCCGACTTGTAAGGAGTGATATGGAAGTGTGGTTCCTATACCAACTTTAGATGTGGTAGAAATATTTCCGGCATTAACAATCCATCCACCAACAGCAATTCCAATAACTCCGGTCATATTAGTAGCATCACCATAAAATGCCGTGGCACTTACGATTCCTGTAGAGGCATAAAGAGCAATGCCTGAACTAATTTTTACATCACTATAAAAAGTAGAAACTCCGGTGATTGTCAGATTAGTTGCCGTGACTAGTCCGGTAACCTTTGCGGTTCCGTGAACGTCCAGAAACTCTCTGGGAATTGAGGTTCCAATTCCAACCAGACCATTGGCATTTACAATAAAGTTGTCATCATCGACCTGAACTCCATTCCTAAAATTAAATGACTTTCTAATATTTGCCATCTTCTGGGTACATTTTTAGTTATTTATGAAGTTCTCATGATATAGGCAAGAGCATAGTATGGTGGAAGATTTGCGTTGGTTGCCGAAGAACCTGCGGGGGCGATTGATACGGAGATGCCGGTCTCCGCCCCCTCGGTATCCTTTCCAAGTAATCCATAGTCGGAGAACTGTTTGACATTCCATTTTGCTATATTTGGATTATCGTCTCCTGCTGCCCCAACTGCATTCGCTTGAAACAAGTGATCATGACCAGGATCAGTAACAGTTGGAGTATGACTGTGAGAAACCAAAGTAGCATCAGCATTACCACCGGTTGCTGCTACGGCATATCCACTTCCGGCACCAACAATAAATCTGTTTTGTAGATTTGGTGTTCCATTAGTACCATTACATAATTGGTATCCAGTTGGAATAGATTCGGTACTTCCCGACCACATAATAATTCCACCAATTGGAACTAATGCCGTTGTGAAATTTATTTTTGCAGTTGTTACCGCATTAGGAGCAATCTTTGCAGTTGTTACTGAAGTATCATCCAAAGTAGTAACTAATTCAACATTACCAGTTCCATTAAAAGAAACTGCGGGAGCATCAACAACTCCGGTAATAGTAAAGGTCCTTGAGGTTTGTAGTTGAGTTGCAGAACTAGCATTACCACTTAAAGCACCACTAAATGTAGTTGCTGTCAGGGTATTTGCATCAGCATTATAACTCAATCCAGAATCAATAAACGGACTTTGATTTCCTGTTGATTGATTTGCAACTAATACTACAGAAGTTGTAGTGTCTGATGATGTAGTGGCATAAATGTTTATATTAGTCGCATTAGTTGCAGTACCAGTTAAATCTCCGGTTACATTACCAGACGTACTACCGGTTATATTGCCGGTTATATTGCCGGTTACATTTAAATTTCCACCAACATTTAAGTTCTTGGCAACCCCAACACCACCGGATACAACCAGTGCCCCATTTGCGATAGATGTGGACTGTGTAGTATCACTTAATTTTAATTGTGTCTTAATATTTACCGAATTATTAAATTTAACTTCTTTATTAAATGTTACGGGACCATCAAACTGGGAAAGAACAGCACCAGAATTACCACCCTCAACAACAAGTCGTTCTTTAACCGTGACCTCATCAAATATGGCACTCAATCTCGAAGGGTCTTCACCTGTAACTGTTGGAATTGGATTATCAAATGTGATTTCCTCACCGGTTGCGGATGATGTCTTGCGGTTGCCAATAAAGGAATCTCCATTATTATTCATACCGGTATAAACGACAATACCACCGGACCTTTCTTGAGACTGTACCAAGAACTCTTCTCTTTCGGTCAGAGTTATGCTCTGAACCTGAGGCAATCCGGTTGAATAGTTTCCCGGACCATATCCAAGATACTCAAAGGTATGCCCGGATGCTCTGACAATTGAAGGTCTTCTAAACTCAATTGGAATTGGTCTAATCTTTCTAATTAATGACCCACTATCGTGAGATACTTGTCTTGTTGCTAGAACACCACGAATGACCGTAATTTCATTATTACCACCACCAGTTAGAGTATTGGTTGCAACTCTCATAATCTCTTCGTCAATCTGAATATAAGACCCGAGTGGAAATCTCTTGGTGAATGCCACAGAACCCACAGGACTTGATACGGCAATTGTGGTGATGGTGTCATTAATTGAACTATTGGTAACAAGTGTCTCTTTATCAAAAAATGTAACACTTCTGGTTCCAAGATTTTCGGCATCAGAATCAGAACTTGCACTATTTGCCGATAATCCGTGCTTCAGAATATATCCACCATTCACACTACCTATATCAGGTGTGAGTGCCGTAAATGTATTCAGACCAACTCTATCTTTTACAACATAATCACCACGATTGTTATTTGAGGAATCGATGACTCTAAACTTATTACCGGCGACCAATCCGTGAGGTGCGGAACAATTAAAGGTTCTTACACCAGAAGAATAACCGGTGGTTGTAATCGGAACCGAAGGTCCAAGAACAAAGGCATATTGTGTATTTGTAACAACCGGATCTCCTGCGGTCTTCGCAATTGAGATTGTTCTATCTCCAGAAACTGCCGTAATGCGGTGATAGGTGTCAGAGGTTGTTCCGTCACCCGTAAACTGAACCACATTACCAATTGCCGGAGTAATACCGGATGTTTCAATCGTGTATCTGGCAAGATTATTACCTGTACCCACTACCGAAGCATCAAAGAATAATGGACCGGCAGAATAACCAGAACCAGAAGAGACAATATCTACAGAAGAAATTCCACCCCCAGATACAACAACTCTTGCCGTTGCTCCTTTCCAGGTTCCAGTTCCAGAATCATTTAGAAGTTTGAGATTTTGGTATGTTCCATTTGTATATAAAGTGCCACCAGTTCTAGTTCCTGTAACAATACCAGCGAGTCCGTGCCTTCTTACAAAAGTGATTGTTGCACCAGAATCAGTTACACCAGAAATATCAAGTCCAACACCAAAAGATGTGAGTAAAGTATTGGTAGATTCTCTTGTAATACTCTTTTTAAGATCATTTGTGACTACTTCACCCAAAGGTGCTCGCTTGGCGAATGACTTAGCGGAAGGTGGATTGTCGTGAATATTATCTCTATCCAGTTGAGGATACAAATCAACGACATTTTGACTATATTTAATATTTGTAAACTCCGTTGGTACTGCCTTGTCGGAGATTAGAGCATAAATGTGATAGACACCATCCTGAATACCCTGAATATATGGAGTAATTAATTCATTTCTGTAATTGTAAATATTAGATTGTAAATTATTTCTTTCAAATCTTGGTGATAATATTGTTCTGCTGGTTGTGTCGTTCGTGAATGTAGTTCCAGGAGATCTTGTTGTGATATATGTAAATGTCATATCATCAGCAACAGACGCAACCGTAAAGGTTCCGTTATAACCACGATCATCTTCTCCAGAGGTATTCGTACTGTCAATTACATTTTTAATAATAACACTATCACCAACCTGAAGATTATGAGGAAGTTCAGAAATAATTGTTACTGTGCTACCACTTCTGGTACACTTCGCAATTAGACTTAAGTTTTTATTGTATTCATAATCAAATTTTGTAATCACCGTAAGATTAGGATCAGTATCTGATCTAATTCCCGTAGAACTCGTCTGTTGAATTACAAATCCGTCTTCTGGATTTTTAGCACCACCGAGTTCTTTTGGAATTACAACTCTAATTTTATAGAGTTTTTCATCCAAACTTCTACTATCGGCAATTCTCTTCACATAAGAAGGATCTGTTCTGTCAGTTAATCCCGCAACTCCAAGTGTGGTAATTGCACCATAGATACCACTACCGGCATTTGTTGTGATATACCACTGGGTTCCATCATACTGGACTGGATGCCCAACATCACCGGCAATCTTGTCTGATACTCGACTCAAAATACGAAGAGATGTTCCTCCATAGACGGCAATTTCGGTTCCGTTTAGTGCGGCAGTGACAGATGATGCGAGTTTAATTTTAGTAGAAGAAGATATAATTGCATAATAAACAGTATTTTCTACAATATTTTCAGGTAGGTCACCAACATCACTCAAGATAATAACTTTTTCTCCCGTTTGGATATTATGAGTTCCTAAAGTAAACTCATTTGATGATGATGGACTACCAGTTACTGTATATTCTTTGACAGAACTTGAGATATCATCGGTCATTAAAATATTTGCCGAGTATTCTGTTCCGTTTGCGACAAAATACAATTTATCACCAACTTTTGCGCCAATTCTATATCCTTGAGTGAGAATTGGGGGAACATCATCTTGAGAAGTGAATCCAAAGAGATATAGTCTTCTATTGTTTGCGACAGATATTGTCTTGGCAACATCGAATTGAATCCAATCAATATTGTCCTCTTCTCCTACAATTGTTCTTGGAGTAATAATTGAGGTAATAAACGCTTTGTCATCTTTGGCAAATGCTTCTTTCTTAAATCCAGAAGAATTAAGTGAAATCTGCCCGAAGTTGGAGTTTGAGTTCGTGATACTCAAATCGGCACCACTTTCCGCATCAAAGTGCTTATTAAAACCAATCGCAAAGACGGATACAACCTGAATAAAGGCATCATTAGTCGCTTTTATATGACTCGCTTCCCATCCACTTCTATAAATTGAAAGTGGTTCCAAGTGATATGCCACACTGGTCGAAGACGAATTGCCAGATAAAGATGCCCCTGTTTGTCTGGTGATGGCAATGCCGTCTGAATAATTACGATTTGTGGGATTATATCTTACAAATGCACGATCATCCTTTTGTAGAGATACTCCGGTGAACTGTGCCACAACCATCGAACGAAAACCTGATGCCTTACTGCCATCAGCAAGCATTCCATTCATACCATAAACGGAACGCAAGGAAATATTAAAGATGTATGGAGATGCTCCGGATACTGTATCAGTCTCGATTGTTACAAATCCACTCGATGCATTTCCGGGTGTGGTTAGATTGAGAGGAAAGTTTGGAAGAAGATATGTAAAAACAGTTGTGTCGGTATCACTGATACTCTGAACTTTTGTTGAGATATTATAATTTGCCGGAGAAACACCACTAATCCTAATTGGAGTTCCTGCGGTGAGTTCGTGAGGTACTGTCGTTTTAACAGTAACCTGACTATTTGGAGTTCCACCAGAACCAGCCTCAATAGTAAAAATCTTAATAGGATCTGCGGCAAAGGCACCCACAATCTCCCATTCTGGTCTCTGCTTCTCAAACCCACCGGGATTTTGTGGGTACTTTTGATCGATGTCTCTACCGGACGCAAGATTAAATGCGTTCGAGAGTTTCGCATAATACATATCAAGGTCAGTAAGACCATAAGGTCCGACCGTATTCACACCATCGGCATACTCAAAACAGGTGAGTTTGTGGTGAGAAAATGTTGGTGTTGATTGGTTATTGACTGAAAAATCAGTATGATCGGTATAGACTGTTCCTTCTGTGCTGCCATCAAAAATACAGAACTGCCAGAAATAACAGGCACCAGTAATTCTAAAAATTGCCGAGGTTGGAACAGAAGAATCGGTTGGGTTGGGAACATATTTTGGACGAATTTTGGTCTTTCTTAAATCAAGACCGACAATCGAAGTTCCTCTGGGTACAACAACTCCACCATTCACACTATTGAACTTATAAAGAATATTATCGTCTTGTGTGAGGTCGAATACAGAATTGAGTGTGAGAGATAATGTATCTATTGCTGCCGATGTTGCTCCGCTTGGTGATACTGCTGTCGCAACTCCTCCAACATTATGTACCACAAAACCGGGGCGATTATCAACCGTATGTGCTCCGGGCATCAGGAGAATTGTGGTCTTCTCTACATCATCATTACTATTTCCTTTCTGATAGGAAAATCTTGCCGACTCTAAAAGTGCTCGCTGCAGTGTGCGAAATGGAGACGCCAAAGAATTTCCTTGATTCGAGATTGAATCAGTTGCATCAAGATCACTAGGGGAAACATATAAAATTCTTCCTTCTGTGTTCTTTATAAAATTTTCAAGTTTATTTAATGGCAATTTTCTGTACCCTTAACTTCTTCTATGCTTTATTTATGAAGATAAATCCTGTGGTATAAACTCATAATCCTCATCAGGAAGGTCTTGGGGATTTTCTAAATCCATCTCAAAGAGTAGTGGATGTGCTTCTTCGTCGATTAAGTAGAATGATTTTTGATAGAATATTTCTGGCGTATAAGTGAGTTGTAGTTCTGCTTTTTCAATTATTTCCGGATCATTTTGAGCGATTGCTGACAACTCATCGAAGGTAAAAGGAATACTATTGATGTGATATGTTTTTATAATGAATGTGTCCTCTGGAGTCTTATACAAATTATAAGAATGTGTTATTTTATAAGACATTTTGATATTATCGATATCTTATATTTATTTTTACTTACAAACTCTACCTTTTTTATATTCTTCTGGTATTATGTTTTCTTCTTTCTTTATAAATGTCGATAGACGGCCTCGAACCGACAAGGGCTGTGCCCGACAGATTTTCGTCACACTATAGTTTTCACTACCAAACCATAAGATTTGTTTGTGCGCTGGACTTTCTCTTTTCCATATCCATAATGGATTTAGGAACCACCTATTAAGTCTCTACACCTTCATCTTGCGATGCTTGGCTCGGGATTGCCATTTTAAAGGTTTCCCCGAATTTAAGTGGATTCACACATAGAGTTTCCTACTATGGTGCTCAATTAACGCAAAAGTCTGTTGTGTTTACCAAATTTCACCATATCGACAATAAGACTATTATAACTCAAAGAGTCCTAATAGTCAATTGCTCGCCGTGGGAATCTAACCCACCTTCGGAAAATTATGAGTTTTCTGCATTCAAACAGATTGCTAGACGAGCATAAAACTCCACATAAAGTGGAATACGAGTGGATGGTTACGATCCATCTCAAAGGCCCTGATCTGGGGCAAAGAATTTATAAGATTCCCCTGACTACCAAGTCTCACTCGCATAAAAAGTTGCCTTGAAGCAACTTATAAGACTCATAGGTTGCCTTGACTCAACAACCTTCTTCGTGGTCGGTGTGTATTCGTATAAGGTCGTCTTCTTCCTCATACTCACCATAAGGAATTAACATAGCATCTCCGTTTTCGCTTTTAATCAAGAAGGACTCACCATTCTCTACTCTTTCTAGTAGATTATCAAAATCTTCTTGAAATTCTTCTACCGTAAACATTTCCATTTGTCAAAGAGGACTAGTATATGCGAGGCAATCATCACTTACCTGATTGCGAACAACTTCCAGTACATTCATAAACTGGTTCATACTTTGACACTCAACGGTTCGTTCGCCACCTTCACTTGAGTAAAGATAAAACTTACGAGCAAGAGTATCAACGACACATCGGGTCAGGACTTCTTCAGCGGGCATCAGGAGCGGTTTTTTTGATTACCTTGATATTATAGGGCATTCTGGGGCAGGTGTCAAGGGGTTTTGTGATTTATATTTTTTGTGTACCAAGTTGCCATAGTATATCTTTTTCCACTCAATATTTCCGTTACACCATGAATATGTTTTGCTCCTGATGTAAAAATCACTAATTTTCCGGGTTTGGGAGTGATACTATAATTATAATCTCGGAAATAAGTTTCTCCACCAGTAAAATCATCATTCAAATATAAGACAGAAGAATAATCACGATTTGAAGAATAATGTGGTTTTTGTGGGTCATCAATCCAAAAATTGTCGGCATGGGGTTCCAATTTCATTCCAATTCCCCAATAAACAAGATTTGTAAATTCGAGGAATATATTTTTTTCCTCATAAAATTTCATACAACTATTGATTATTCTTTGATGAATGGTATTTGTCAAATCTTTAATGATTTGATCGTAAGAAGTAACAATTCTACTATCCCAAAATCCATTAGACATGTCATTTGGTGAATGACTTTCTTGATAATTTATCAAGAGTTTACATTCATCAAGAGTTATAAAATTATCTTGTTCGAATATTTGTTCCATAAAAATTAAGCACTTGTGTCATTCACATAATACCAGGTGACTGCGACCCGCTTTTTACCACTTAATACCTTTTGCCCCGAATGGGGAAAGCACCAATTTGATGGGAAAAATAATCCATATCCCGGAGAAGGTTTATATGTTTGATGAGGAAATTCTGTACCTCCACCATCAAAAGAATCATTTAGGTACAAAACAATAGTTATGATTCTATGATACTCCTTTGAGTTTGGATCATTTGAAGTATCGTGATGAAAATTATATTCTTGATTTGAATGATATTCCAAGACTTGAATTGATTCTCTATAACAAGTAGTACTATATCCTGCAGGAACCGGATAGTGCTGAAACATACTGTTAATCGAAATCACTTTTTCTTTATAAGTTAAAAGAGATTCATTAATTTTTTGATGAAGAAGTTTGGTTGCGTCGTGTTCTTCATTCATCGTTGTTCCAAGACTTGACCTTACAGATGCATCTATTCTAGATTTTCCATTAGAATCAAAAACTGTATTTTCTTGAAAAATTAAAGTATCAATATATTCATTAATAATTTTTAGTTCTTCTTCAGTAAGAACTTTAATAGTTTGAATTAAGTCGTTCATTATGATAAATTATCAAAAATTTAATAGAAATTCTTCTATGGAGCAACAGGCCAAACTGGATTTTTGGGGTCTTCGGTGTTTTCTGGCAAATCTCGAAGTTCCTGACGATAAGATTGCCAAGAGACTTTTTGTTCTTCTGCAAATGGAGCATCAGAAACTTGCGTCCAATCAGATTGAGTGAGTTTTTGATTTCTTAAAGACCTCATTTCTTCCCAGTAATCTCTTGATGCTTCTATTGCTTCTTCTCGTGCTTTCTGTTCATCTTCAATTCTTTTCAGTTCATTATTAAAGTCTATAACTGCCTGTTGATATATTCCAAGTTCTTCTATTCTTTCATTTGGCGAACCATCTGTATATTCTACTTCTCCCCGAGTATCATACCACTGAACGGCATGAATATTTTCAGGAACCCAAGACATATCTTGTTGAATACTTAATAAAAACTCTCCATCAATACCAATTGTTTTATCGGATGGGACAATTGTAATTCTCATTATTCTTTACCTTCTTCTAACATATTTAGAGTAGTGATTTGTGCCGGGATAATTCCTTGCCGAAGTGCCTGAATGTAAAGTTGTTGATTTTGTTGATTTGCTTTCACAACTTCATTCCTGAAAGACTCAACAGCAGCACCAGTTTGATTAGATTTTTGTGCTATCTCCACTGCCATAATAGGCATCCAAGTTACGGCACATCCCCATTCATCTACTGGTTCTCCGGTATTTGGGTTTGTTCCTCGCATTTGAGTAAACCAAGAACATTTAAGTCCTATACAATCTTTTTTAATAAGAGGGCAGAAATCGCCTGGTTTTATTTGTGCCATGGTTAATTAAAATTATATTATAGCACAATTAATTCTTTCTGGCAAGAATTATATTAATATATTGAACATCAAAAGACATGGAGGTTCCGGAGAAAGAACCAGACCAAGTTGGGTTGGTGAAGCCGTGCGTGTGTGAACCGCCGCCGGCAGGAAGGTTTGTGGATGTCTGCGGAGATCGCGTCCCATAGTTACCTTGTGTTTTAGCTGTAAATTTTGGCGGATCTGGATCATCGGCACCAGCACTTCCGATGGTTTCCAGAGTCAGTGTGTGAGTGTGATTCGGGATCTCCGTCGCACCCAGCGTCCATGCACTTACAGCGCCGCTAGTGTTGGTGCCGGAAACAGTACCCGAAGGAGTTCTAGTAGAAGCAAATGCAGTTGTAAAATTCAAACTACCACCAGAAGTGCCACCATTAGTTCCAGCAGTTCCAGATACAACTCTTAATGCCTTGTTATCTTGTGTCTCGACTCTTGTCCATCCACTTGGTGCTAGTGCCTGATAGAAGAGTAATGTAACTCCAGTTGCAAAACTTTCTGATCCGGCACCAGGAGGACCAGGAGGACCAGTAACACTTGGTCCAGGAGGACCAGTAACACTTGGACCAGGAGGACCCGGAGGACCAGTAACACTTGGACCCGGAGGACCAGTAACACTTGGACCCGGAGGACCCGGAGGACCAGTAACACTTGGACCCGGAGGACCAGTAACACTTGGACCCGGAGGACCAGTAACACTTGAACCTTGAGTACCCTGAGTACCCTGAGTACCTTGACCGGCATTTTGTCCCGATATTCCCTGAGTACCTTGGCGACCCTGAAGACCTTGAGTACCCTGAGTACCTTGACCGGAATTTTGTCCTGCTATACCTTGAGTACCTTGAGTACCAGTACCTTGAGTACCCTGAAGACCCTGAGTACCCTGAGTACCTTGACCGGCATTTTGTCCCGATATTCCCTGAGTACCTTGGCGACCCTGAAGACC